CCCCCCCCCCCCCCCCCCCCCCCTTTTTTTTAAATGATACGGCGACCACCGAGATCTACACTCTTTCCCTACACGACGCTCTTCCGATCTGTTCAAGAGCTAAGGGGGCGGCATGGCAGTCAGCGGCACAATCAACGTCAACGCTTCGTTTATTGAGACACTAAGCAAAACATCTTGCGAAACGGAACGCAAGCTAGGTTTGGCGTCAGCAAATGTACCTGCTTCGTCGAAGGTGGCAATCGTATCCGGCACGTGCGGTACATCAGCGACGACGCTAACGTTTCTTACGCCGGGGGACACTGACTTAAACGGAGATGCCGTTGCGTTTTCTGGCATCAGCACTGTGGACGGCGTTGCATTTGTTGCGGATACAAAAGCGACGCTGGTATGCCTAAACGAAAGTGCCGGATCGCCTATTGGCGAGCTAGGGCACTCATTCAAGTTAAGTTCGCAAGATAGCGTCGTCGCTATTACGGCAGTGCCAAAAAGAAGCGGGGGCATTTTAGGCGAACTAACAATGAACATCTTTTGCCAAAACGTCAGTGTTGCCACAGCTAACTACTCTTTGCTTATGTGGGGCACATGATCTCAGCCACAGTCAACGTCCGCGGCTCGTTCCTTGGCTTGTATGCGTCAAAAGCAAGCACCTCACTTAAGAAATCGCTCCTCATGTGGCAGGCGGACTGATGCCGACGCGGATGCCGAAATACCGCCCCCCCCGCCTCAACGCCCCAGCACGTGTTGAGGACAGGCCGAACGCTCACGAGCGGGGTTACTGCAGCAAGCAGCACAGAGCTTGGCGGCTTGCTGTGCTAACGCGTGACGCTTGGACCTGCCAAGATTGCGGCGTGATCTGCGGCGGCCGTGGCCAGGCCCAGGCGGACCACCGGATTCCGGTGAGCGTTAGACCAGAGTTGCGATACGACGTTACAAACGGTCAGTGCTTATGCGTTGCTTGTCATTGCCGAAAAACAAAACGCGAAGCAAAAAAATAACTTTTTCGCAAAAAACGCCGCAAAAAAATGCCGAAATGAAAAACCGGAAATCAAAAAACGAAATTTCGAAACCGGGTTTTTTGATTTGGCCGGCGGCCGGGGCGGCAAAAATCATACCGAGATCGAAAAATGTAAACCCACGCGTAACCTAAGCGTAGATTTTGCGAGCTTTTCGGCATAGGGGTAGGTCTTATTTACATGGGCAAGCGAGGACCAAAGCCGACGCCGACCGCGATCAAGATCGCACGCGGAACCAACCGCACCAAAAAGGTTCGCGAGCCGCAGCCGCCGGCAGACCGGATCGTGATGCCAAAGCACCTGGGCAAAGTCGCGGCCGCCAAGTGGCGACAGCTGCTACCGCTGATGCAGCAAGTGAGGCTGATGACGCGGGCCGACATCGAGGCTCTCGCACGTTACTGCGATACCTACGAATGGTGGCTTGCCACGCGTGAGATACTGAAGCGTGACGGTTGTACCTACCCGATTCTCAACGATGGCGGCGAGGTAAAGTACATTGCCCAAAGGCCGGAAGTCAGCATCGCCCATAAACTCGCCACGCAGCTCCGGCAGCTCGAGCAAGACTTCGGCCTTAACCCGTCGGCCAGGTCGTCGCTCGAAGTCGAGCCGGAGCAAGAGCACGACGCCGACGCAGCCGACATCCTCTTCGGCTGAGTGCCAGCCTGGTTGCCGTTGCAGCAGCTGCAAAGCGGTGGCGTTCTTCGAGCGTTACTTCACGCACGCCAAGGGTGAGAAGGGCGGCAAGCCGTTTACGTTGGAACCGTGGCAGCGGCAGTACGTGCGGCAGCTGTTCGAGGAAGTTGACGGCAAGCGGAAGATCCGCACCAGCCTGCTGGCGTTGCCGCGCAAAAACGGCAAGTCTTCATTATGCGCAGGCATAGCCTTACGGCTGCTGCTCGAGGACGAGCCAGGCTGCGAAGTCTACTCATGTGCTGCCTCTCGCGATCAAGCACGGCTTGTGTTCGACATGGCAAGGATCGCCGTCGAGCAGTCGCCGATACTGTCGCAGCACCTGACGGTCTACCGCTCGGCCATCGTGCGCGAGAAGACGCACGCCACGTACAAGGCTCTTTCGGCCGAGGCCGGCATTCAGCACGGGCTTTCGGCTCACGGCGTGATCTTCGACGAGCTTCACGTCAGTAACCGCGAAATGTGGGAAGTCATGCTGTCCAGCC